GGCATAATTTTATATTTTATCTTTTTCCGCCATGATATTCTTTTGCATGACCTTCTTTTATTAATAATTCATTTAAGCTTTCTAATGTTATTTTTTCTTGTCCATCTACTTTATCTAAAAATATTTCTCCTAAACATCTACCAAATTTACCCACACCATGTGATTTCAATGTTATATTTTCACAACCATCTAATAATTGTTTAACTCTATCTTTAGCAGCTAAACCTTTAGCCTTTTCTTCTAAATCTTTAGTTCTAGATTCTGGAGCATTTATTCCCATGAATCTGATTCTTTTTTTTACTTTGATATCAAAACCTAAATCGATCTCAGCATCAATTGTATCTCCATCAACTATTTTTAATGGAGAGATTTTATAAGTATACATTATCTTATTATATAGTTAACACCAAATTTGAAATCATACCATTCACGGTTCCAATATTTATTATATTTTCCTTCTGCAAACACGCCTAATTGTTTATCTATTTTTCTACCAAATATAATCCCACCGGAATAATCATACCATTGTTCATTATTATTATAATTATGATATGAAAACTCATCTCCATTATCATAATGATAGGGCATTAAGTTGCCCCAACTATGTAACCAATAATTTTTATCATAGTAATAATAATCAAAACCCACTACACAAGAATAATTAAACTGTCTATCTAATTCATTTCTTTTTCTTTCTGTGTAACCAAACAAAACTTCTGGTATAACAACACTTTCCCAAACTTCAGGAGAAGTAGCAACTACAACATCATCTGGATCAGTATATATAGAGTTATACACATCAACATTATAACCTTCTTGTAAAGCTAAATATGTATAATGAATATTTCCATTATCTAGTCTCCAATCATTCAATGGATCATAACCATAAGGCTCAGCAATTCTTTGTGCAATACCGATATTAAAAGATAGTTTATCGTTTATTTTCTTTCTATATCTAGCTGATGTTTCAAAATAATTTACATCTGCAAAACCATCTTGAACATATTCACCTTTTAACACGTAGTTATCAGCAACATATCTAAGAAAATGATTTTGATCTATATAATCAACCCCTTCTTGTCTTTTATAATTTGTTTCAAACAAAAACTCAAAACCAGATACTTTACCTACAGTTGCAGCATCTCCATAGCTAGTTTCAGTTCCATCATAAAAAGTATTAGCTTTATTTTCATATCCAAATCTAGCGATTTTTCTAATACCTAAAGTTACATTATAGTCATAAGGAGTTTGTATTGTTGATGTTTCTAACCCATTAGTAATTGAAAATGTTTCTACATCAGATATAGATGTTCCTCCATTTACAGCACCATAAAATGTAGAAAACTTAAATATCTTTTTTAAATCAAAATCTTTATCTTGAGAAAAACTAAATAATGGTAATAAAAGTAATATTAATATTTTCTTCATTTTCTTTTTCTATGTTTATTTACTTTGACTTTTATATGTCTTTTTTTATATACCGGTTTATTTTTATTTATTACAATCACACGTGTGGGTGTATAATAAGGTTCATAATAAGTATGCTTATCACAACACTTTTCAGACTCAATATGTTGTGGTACAACACAAGAAGTTAAACCTATTAATAATATAAATATTAATTTCTTCATTTTATATATTTTTTCTCCACTGTTCCATCATCGTAAATAAATAATAATACTTGTCGACTATTTGGTTTTGCTGGTCTACCTAATATGTCTGTAACCATTATTAATTCCTTATTAAATCTTTTTGGTAAAGGTCCTATCCAAGTGCCTTCACAATAATTATATGTAGCTTGACATATAGTATCCCATTCGTTCTCGCAGCAATAATCATCAACTAATATTACCCATTCATAACAAGGGTCGTTTAACCAATAAGGAACGCCAGGACCAGTAATACAACCAGCATCATAAAGACAAGAGCTACTATCGTGGACGTTCGCCAAGATATCGTAATTCCAAGCGCTTTGATCCATACAGCCCTGTATAACTTGGATACAAGAACCGTTATCCGTGTTAGCAGTTGAATCATAATTAAGAGCAGTAGAATCCATACACCCATAAATATATGGTATACAACTGAAATCTTCCGTATTAGCCTCTGGGTTGTAATTGGACATACTTGGGTCAGTACAACCATAAGTATAAGGGATACAAGGAACGAGATTACTAGAAGCATTTGCTAAAGGATTAAAATTAAACATAGTTGAATCAGTACATCCATACACGAATTCTATACAACTACCATCATCGGTATTTGCTAATGAATCATAGTTAAACATAGTAGGATCAGTACATCCGTATATATGTGCTATACACGTGTCGGGAGTATTAGCTAACGGATTATAATTAAATGCTAAACTTTCCATGCATCCATATATAATAGGAACACATCCACCGTTATCTACATTAGCCTCAGACTCATAATTAAACGCTGTTGAATCTGTACACCCAAATACAGCTAAAGTTTGACAACTATCCTGTATATTAAAATCTGAATAAACTGCGTTAGATGTATCGATATGATACTCTAGATATGCAGGAGATGTACATCCTGGAACATAATAACACTGCTCTGCTGTATTAGCTAAAGAATCATAATTAAAAGCCAATGAATCCATACACCCGTTAACCACTTCAACACATTCGTTACCGCAATATGTAATACCTGTATATATTTGAAATGGAACAATAAACGGAGGGACAACACTTAATACTGTATCTCCCATTGGATTACGTAATGTAAACCCACATTCTAAAGCCGTGTGTTGAGCTTGTGATGTAACAAAGAACTTAACTTTAACTTCTTTAGGCGCGTTTAGTTGTATTGTAAATTGTTGGTTCAAACTAGGCGTGTTCATATAAAAAACACTAGTATCATCTCCTTGATATATTTCTAATTTACTACCAACCCAACCATTACCTACAAGATCATGTAATATAAGAGTATAATCACAACTGTCGATATAATCCATAAAGTTTGCTAATGAATCATAATTAAACATTGTGCTATCAGTACATCCAATTACCTTTAAAGTTAAACAGCTACTGTCACTAATTGTAGCTAATGGATTATACTCTAAATAATTCTCATCCATACATCCTGGTACTGGTGGTGGAGGCACGCAGGTATCTGATATAAATGAGTGTGTGGAATCTGTCCCAAAGTTAGCAACTGTACCGTGCACTAAGGTATCTCCGCATTGTATCAGATAGTAAGATCCATCTTGTCCTCCCCACAAGCTACCAGCTAGTCCATCTCCATAAGAATCATATATTGTAAAAGTTAGATTACCTGTGGGTAAACACACTGATTCAAATTGTGGTTGATAATCAGGAGCAGTTGTATATGGTCCTCCTGCGGCTAAAATAGCACCATTAGTATCTTTTATATCCCATGTTGTTTCACTTTGGTATTGATCTAAATTAATGTTTACCATAGTTGGTATACAACTAGGAGGCGGATTCGGTAAGCATTGTGGAACAGTTCTATTATGTATTAAACCGTTTGAAAACGTAGACACAGGGTAATTAACTACTGTATCACCACATATAGTTACATAATACTCTCCATTAACTATACCGTCTCCATAGCTATCATATATAACAAAAGCAATATTAGTAATACTATCTGCCATATAAATAGTATCTCTATGCATAGTGTTTCCTTGAGTATAATAGCCATAAGGAACATGACCTATAGTATCACCATTTGGATATGAGTCTTTATGTAAAACCCATTTAGTTTCACTAGGATAACTATCTGTTTTAATGTGTATAACAACTTCTTTTTGCGCAAAAGTTATAACAGGTAATAGTAATAAGAGTAATAGTTTTTTCATTTTAAAAATCTTCCATTAATATTTCATCAACAATTTCTTGTACATCTTCTAGTTTAGCTTGCATTGCAAAACTTAAATCTGCTTGAAATCTTTCAACTTCTTCACCATTAAAAACTATAATTGTTGGAACAACAACTATATTGTATTTCTTTTGCCAATCTCCTTCATCAATACTTATTTTTTTAACACCGCAATCGGTTAGTTTGTTTAACCAATCAACGCTATTGTTTTCATTCCACCCTGCATTAAATTCAACAACACAAACATCGCTTTTACAAATGTTTTGTCCTTTAACTGTTGTAGCGAGTATCATAAATATAATTATTAACATATACACACTAAACACCTTCCAAGTAGCATCTATTTTATTCATAAAGCTTATCTTCTATTTTCTCAATTGATTTTTTTATTTCTTTTACATCTTCTTGAGTTGTTATTATAGTTTGTCTAATCATTTGATCTTTCATATCAAACTCCATTCTAGAAACTTCTGGTTCAGCTGGCTCTGGCAACTCTTTAGCCTCAGCAATATCAGCTTGAAGCATAAACCACATACTTATAATTGTAGCCATTCCAAAACCAATACCTACTAAAGTTTTTATACTTACCTTAAATCCTGTTTCTTCGTTTAATTCTTTTGCCATTATTACTAGTTTGTTATATAATCACTTGTTTTTAAATTTGTTTACTTGTCTCATTACGAGAATATTTTAATAAGTAATCGATGTTCTTTGAATAAATTCTGGTAGTGAATCTGTTGGAAGCGTTAATATTGAATCAATTTTTTCAGGATTATTATTCCAATATTTTATTACTGCATCTATTCTATCTTGCTCTTTACGTAGCTCTAAAACTTCCCAACTTTCTAATCCAATAGCTGTTAAAACTCTTTGTTGTTGTTTTTTATTTAATTTACGAACTTCTTTTCCTTTTTCAATATTTAATACCTCTTGCTCTGTTTCAACTCCATATTTCTCCATTTTCTTTTTTAACTTAATATCACTTTTAGTTTTTTCAACTTTCTCCAATCCAGGTCCTCCTTCTACTCCTAGAACCCATTTGTTCCAACCCATAAGCATAGCTAATCTTTGCCAAGTTTCAAAATCACCATATGCAGCATCTCTAATATTATTTACTTTCATAACTGCTCGATCAGTAGGTACGTTTGTAACAGCAGATATAACATTAGCAACTGCCAATACAGCTGGATTATCTATATCCATTCCCATTTCACCTATAACTTCTTTATTGTATTTATATGTTTTAAAAGAACTATATAGCTTTCTAGCTTTAGAACCAATAGGAGGAGAAACATTGAGTAACTCTATAATAGTGTTACCATAATCAGCTTTATAATCTTTTTCGGATTCTTTAACAAAACTTACAACACCATTTTTTAGAGCAGATATAGTTGCTCCACCAGTACCCCAACCTCTCAAATAGGAATCCATTATAGTATTAACATATCTAGTTTTTTGTTTTTCAGCGTGTTTTATATCTTTTGGATCTTCGCTTTCATCATCAACAGCGAACATAGCGTTTTGTAAAAAGCTAAATACCATTGTTTGTGCAAATCCATAATATAACGCGCTTAATACATTTTCTGCTGTATTACCTCTTTGATTAGCAATATCTTGAATACGTCTTTTATGTCTTCTAAGCATTTGCATTGGTGTATTAGCAAAAGCTAATATAGGTCTACCAAGAGCAGAGGCTTGCTGCATAGATATTAAATCAGGTCTAGATGATTGTTGTGTAGCTTCAGTCATAAACATAAGATCCTCCCAAGCTCTCGCTTCTGCTTCTTTTATGCTTAAACCTTGTTTTTTATATTTTCTTATACTATTTCTATAAAAACTAGCACCACCAGAAGCAATAGCAAAACTATCAGCGTATTTAGTTGGTATAAATCCTTTCTCTAAAAGATATGCTAAAGCTCTTTCAGCGGCGTTTTTACCATCCCCAATTCTCTCTATCATTTCAGATGCTTCAACGTTTATTTTTAATCCAGCTCGTCGTTGTAGCATCATATCTGAATTCCAAATTTTAGCAAAATCTTTCCAATATTGAGGTTGATTGGCAAAAGCTTGAGCGGCTCTAAGTGGATTATTAAACGTTCCGTTCACATAATTCAAACTAGATATAGTTTGTAAAGCCGCAGATTTTTGATTGAAAAACATTATAGTACCAGTAGCATTATTCATCCAATTCATCCATCGGTTAACATTAGAGTCTTTACCAACTGTTCTGTTTGTACCTTTTTCCATTCTCCATAATATATTTTCAAGTGCTTCTCTATGTCTAGAACCATAAAGAGCCTCAATCTTATTCATGTTTGAACCAATTATTCTACCATTGTCCCATTTTCCAAATATCTTTTCTCTATTTTGAACAAACTCAGTTAAAAATTCTTTTCTATAAACTTTTTCAACAACATTATTCATATCCATAGTTATATTTTCACCTAACCAATGTTTTGATGGTTTAATATAACCTTCTTTTAACTTTGTTATAGCTCGTAAATTTTCTGCAAATGCTACTAAATTAGCATCTTTAGTAACAAAATCACTAAGTGTTCTTGCGTCTTTCTTAGATATCCCAGGTACTTCATAACCAGCTTTATTCCAAAGATAAACTCTTAAAGCATTATCAACAGTAAACTCACCAGTTGAACCTTCACCCCATTTACCTTCAAAATCTTTAAGTTTAACATTTAAATCTTTTCTAACCTCTTTAAACTCTTTTCTCAAGGCTTTATAATCACCAGAAATAGTTTGCTTCATAGCATGTATTTCTTCATAAGCTCTATTAAAAGGTTTTTGTAAATTTTCATCAAAAAACTTTTTATGTGCTTCGCCCTTTTTACCCTTACCAGCAAAAGCATATGTCACTAATCCTGAAAAATCTTCAGCCCCAGGTGTTCTCCAGTTTATAGTTCTCTTGCCTTTCATTTTAGCTTGTATTTCACTATAAGTTTTTTCAGCTCCAACACCTTTGGTTTCTTCTAATATCTTATTAAAGTCCGAACTCATGTTATCGCTATTTAAACGTCTAGCTTGCTGTACTTTTGATTTAACGTCTAATTGACTTAAAACGTCTCTAACGGCTTTAACATTTGCTAAAGCATCATCAGCAAAATACATATCATTATATCCTTCTGAGAATTTCTTTAGCATCCACAATGCCTTTGCCTCTCCAGTACTATTTCCTAATCCTTTTATATTTTCTAAAGGTATATTTACACCTTGAGATTTTAAAAATTCATAAATTGCTTTTGCAGATTCTGGTGGTCTTGCTGTTAATATATAGTTATGTTCAGGACCAAATTTCTTAACTCTTTCCTTAAACTTTTTAAAGAAAGGACCTATTGTTGGCTCTACAACTAAATTAAACTCTGAGAAATCAAACTTATATCCTTGTTCAGCTAATTTAACATAATCTTTAGCATATTGCTCTGCATTTAACTTTCCTTTTGTTCCATCAGGTCTTGTAAATTTAATTTTTGATTTTGTTTTAGCTAATGTATCATCAAAATCCCAAGTACTCATACCTCTTTTCTTTTTAGATACCTTTCCTTTACTTAGAGCGTCATGAATGCTACGTAAATTATCTAAATTTTCAGAATTTAATCTTTTAGAAGTTCCTTTTGATAAACCTAGTTTTTGAAATATTTGTTGATATTGTAAACCAATTTCTTGGATTTTTTCTTGTTTTTGTTTAAAATTTAAATTTGGATGATGATCATAAGTTTTTTGTAAATTATTTTTACCAAACATAACGTTTTTTAATCCAAAATTAAAATCAGACGAATAAAAAGCTTCATAATATCGAGCTGAAATAGGATCCATACCTGGTAAATGAGCACTAGGTAAATTAGTTTTAAATACTTTATTTACCATTATATCCAATCCTTTAGGTATAAAAGTTGTATGATAATCTCTAATCGTTAAATCAAATGCATTCTTTTTATTTTTTCCGCCATTTATAATATAATCATACATTCTAGCTTTAACGTATTGAGCTGGAGTAGTATGTTCTAATACATAATCTTTAGCTTTACCTCCCCATGTAGCCCTCATTTGAGCTGGAGTCATGTTTGGTACCAATGCTAAAGACGCAGATTTTTTACCTAAACCTGTCATATTAGCAAAATGCATCTCCACCCACATTCTAGCTTGTATATTATTTATTTCTCCTTTTTTATAAAGTTCTCGTATTATTTTAGACGCGTCCTTAAGAATAGTTTTATTATATTCGGCTATTTTATTAGATTTATTTATCGCTTTTTGATTCCATTTAGTACTAAGACCACCTATTTCTACAAATACTCCTTTCGTAGTTTCACTCCCTTTTATTCCTTGTAGATCAGATTCTGGTTTTTTAGGTCCTTTATATTTTTTTAATTTAAATCCTTCAGCTTTTAATTCGGCAACAATATCTTTTACCATATCACGAGTCATCTCTATAGATTCCCATATAGAATATCTATTTTTATGGTATTTACCAACCACTAAATCTCCTATACTTCTAGCGTAACCAAAACCTCCACCTCCAGACTCACCGGCTGAAAGCATCGCTTCATAAGCCTCAGGACCATGTTTCTTTATTATTTCTTTTGTTATTTTTCTAGATGCTAATTGTAAATCTATTATCCTGTCAACACTTTTCCATGCTTTTTCGTTCACATACTTCTCTACATTAGCTTTTCCATCTATAACATCAAGGTTTGTTGTAAACTCAATAGATTTAATTGCTTTTTGAGTAATCATTTCTTGTGTTATTTTTGGTGCAAATTTAAATTCTTTAGCAAAATCTTTACCAATTTGTGCTAAATCATCTTTAGAGATCGTGTGTTTTCCAGAAAGAAATGTAAAATGTTCTTTTATTGCTTCTATAACACCTTTCTCACTATCAAATTTAGATCTATAATAATGAAGTATTCTACCAAATCTTTCACTATTTATTTCTTTATAGAAAAAATCTTGATTTTTAAACGTTTGATTACCAAGTCTATCTGATGCTAATCTAGGAGATCTTCCAGCTGTATATTTAGCTATTATTTGACCCTCAGACATCATAGTCATTAACTTAGGATTTTTACTATAATTTTTTTCCATCCACCTAACTAACACTTGGTCTACAAGACTTCTATATCCTTCTTGAAGTGTTACATCAATATCTAACTTTTTGCTTGCTGAAATATTCTTTTTAAGTTTATATTGAACTTCTATATTAAAACCACCTTCTGGACGTGGTACTGGAACATCTACCATCTCTATATGTCTTTTGGCTAACCACTCTTTTTGAGTCATGTTCTTAACTTTGTTCCATACTTCAATTGAAGCACCTGTAGCATCATCAGTAGTTCTTTTCCCACTTCTTTTGTAATCCATATTTAAAATACGGTTTCTTAATTCTATAGATCTACCTTCTCCACCTTTTACTCCTTTTTGTGTTTTAACACCAGACATTCTCACCACATTATTAGGTGGTTCTGATTTATAAAATCCACTCCATTTTTCTCCAAGAAAATTAACTTTATTAGAATATCCTTTACCAGTTATTATATCTGATATTCTTTTACTTATAGCGGTGTATATTTCATGTGGTTTTTCTCCTCCGAATTTTTTATGAAACTCTCTAATATTCACAAAATCAATATTAACTAATTCTTTTGGTGATAATTTTTCAATTACACTTTCGATCTCTTTAACAACCATATCTCGTTTTTTAATATCTATGGTTTGTTCAGTTTTTATTTTAAAATTAGGATCTTTTGCTAATCCTTCTTCTAATAATTTAGTTTCTATTTCTTTAGATCTAAAAAACTCATTTATTAACACTATACCATCTTCAGCTTTAACTCTATCACCTTTGCCAATTTCAAAATCTTTTTGGTATTCAGCCTTAGTTTCAACATCTGCTTTACCAACATCAGCCTTATGTTTTGTTTGTCCTTTTAATAAAGATTTTAAAACAGCACCATATTTAACAGGTAAACCTGTCTTTTTATTTTGTAAATAAGCCCCAAACTCTGGGTTAAGTTTTGGATTATAATTATTTATTAATTTTAAAGCTTCTAAAGTATATTCTTGTACAAAACTTTTATTAGATGGAATTTGATCTTTAGGAACATTTTTATCTTTTAAAGCTGTTTGTTCAGCTTTACCAGCTAGTTTATTTATAACACCTATATTATTATTTAATAAATTAGTTATTATAGCATCTTTAATTTCACCTCTTGGAAGATCTTTTATTCTATTTACTTTTGATTGTCTTAATAATTCAATTACTGTTTCTACTATTCTAGAATTTTCATTTTTAATTTCACTATTAGATCTTCCTTCTTTATAACCTAATTCTCCAGATTCTTTTTTTACAACTTTTTCAATAAGACTTTTTTGTTTCTTTATTTTCTCTATATTTTTTTCAAATTCAACTTTTTTACTTTTATTTGTCCATTTTCCATCTTTATAATGTTCAGATAATAGTTTTTTATTTTTTTGTATTAATTCACTTGATTCTAATGTTGTTGCTTTTGCAGTGCCCTGTCTTGTAAATGAAAAACCTTCAGCTTCCCACATAGCTAACTCTTCTTTACCTAAATCTTTAGGATCTATAATAACATCTTTTAAATGTTTTAAAACTTTTAAAGAATTAGCCCCTTTATTTATAGATTCTATATAATCACCAAAAAATCTAACTACATCTGATTCTAATTTTAAATCATATTTTTGTCCAAGTTCATTACCAATAGTTTCATTAAGTAAATTTTTAAATTTACCAAAAGCATTAGATGCTTTTAATTTTACTAAATTTGCTGGATCTGCTAATCTTTCAGCTATATGACTGAATAATTCCCATTCAGATATTCTAGCGTTTTCCCACGGCGAAGCAGTTAAATCCCACTTTCCATTTTTTAACTTTAAAGCCGCAGCTAAAGACATGTACTCTCCCTTCTTAGGTCCTTCAGTATGTATTTGATCTATTTCTATTTCTTTAGCTACTCTCCATAATTTATTTAAAAAATCAGCTTTAAGTCTAGCGTTTTCACCAAATAGTACTTTCATACCAGAATGTCCCATTTCATGAGGCGCTAATCCTAAACTAACTTGATCAACATTGTATTTTATTCTTATATGTTTAGTGGGTTTACCATCTTTATTTACTATGCTTTCCTCATAAGCCTTGCTTTTCATTGTCTTATTTGTCCCCCATTCTATATGTACTTTCCAACCTGCTTCTTCATAGTATTTTAATTGTTTTCGGTATGCTTTATCTAATTTTTCTCTTCCTCTAATAGGATCTTTTAACTCTAGCAATCCTTTAGCACGTTTATACATGCTATCGAATACAGAAAACGTATCTTCATGTTTTTGGAATTCTTCTTTAGATAGTTTATTATTTATCTTCCATCCAGGACCTTTCACTATTCTCCATCCTCTATCTAGAGCTTTTTTACTCATTTGCTCTTTAGTTAATTTTACTATATTTCCTTTTTTATCTTTAACTTCATATCTTGTATCCCAATTATACATTTTATTCCAAGCTTCTTTCTTAGCATTTTTCATGCTTTCTATTGTTCTAAAATCAGGGAACCATTGGAATTTTCCACCAATTCTTTTTCCATACGTAGCTTTATGAGTAAATCCAAAACCAATACCAATTATAAAATTAGACATTAATCTTTTAGAAGGCTCACTATATTCACCCCAATGTTCTTCCATATAATGACTCCAACCTGGTAAATTTAGGAATGCTTCTTGAGATATAGCGTTAGCAAGTTCTCCTATTTCAGATCCAATAACGAAATTTGTAGGATTTTTAAATCCTAATTCATATATTTTATTTAATTTAGAGGATTGATTTGCTAACCATTTAGTTGTTTTAGGTACGTTAGCAGCTTTAAGAATTTTTGAAGCAGTGAAAGTACTTTCCGTTATTGTTCCAAAAATAGGCGCAAAAATTTGCCCTGCTAATCCAAATCCAAACCCAGTAAAAAACTCTCTACTTCCACCAACTCCACCAAAAACACCTTCTCCTCCAATTGCCCAAAATTTTGTTCCTTCTATTAAAGATTCTGTAAACATAGCTGCGCCATACTGTATCCTGTTTGGACCTATACTTTTCATGCCCCATTGAGCCGCATATTCAGGTACAGTCATATTTTTAAATGCTGCTAATTTTTCTATTTGTGGTTGACTTAAAACTCTATAAGAATTTTTATATCTATTTCCTTTATATGTATCTAAAACAGTTTTTAATGTTTTTCCTTTTCCAAGAAGTTTAGTTGCTTTTAATGCTGCAGTGGCTTTGTTAGCAAGAGCAAATTCTAATAATATACCAATACTTCCACCAAATCCCTCCATAACTGTTTGTCCTAAACCTCTATATTGGTAATTTTTTTGATCAGGTGTTAGTTTAAACCCTAAGTTTGTTAATTCATTTGCAGCATTATCTATCTTATCCATCTCACTCATTCCAAACATCCTTTTATAGTTTTCACCACCTATAATACCGCTAACTGTTTGAACACCAAAATTACCCCATAATGTACTAGATCCTCCAAAATAACCTTCTTGTTTATCCCCAATACTTGTTATATCTTCATTTAAATAAAATAATGTTTTATAAGCCTCTTGCTTATCAAGTAAATAATTAAGATCTGTTTGTACAACTTCTGCAAATTGAGTCCAATGTTTTTTGTTTAATTCTTTTACAACAGATCCTTCATCTCTACCTTTGTAAATATATTTAGGACCTTTCATTGAACCAGTTATATCGTTCCCTGTTAAATTGTCAACTTCAAAATCAGGATGTCCTAAATCTGGATTAATATTAATAACATCTCCATTAGGTTTTTGAAATAAAGGTATATCTTCAGCAGGATAAAGTTCATGATCACTGTGTTTACTTAAGCGTATTGCCTCTCTTAATGTTAAAGTAACTTTTTCTGTCCCCCATTTTTTATAAGGACCTTCTTCAACTTGTGCTGTTTCTTTATAACTTTGAAGAGAAGGTTGTGATCCTCCTATATATTTTCTTTGCCAAAACGTGTATTCAGTATCTAAATAATCTTGCATTCTAATTATTTGCAAAGTATTCTCTTCAACTGCATCTTCAATTATTTCAAACTCTGATTTATCAGAATTATTTTCTTTATAACTTAAGATGTTTGATTCTATTTCTGCTAAAGCTAAATCTATATTAGTTTTATTACTAGTATATCCTTGTGATTCGTATATTTCTAATTGATTTTCAGGAACATTAATTCTCATACCAGTCTCATAATTTATAAGAGGTATGTAGTTATCCATAGCCGCTATAGCTTCGTCTCTTTGAAGTATATATCCTGCTTTCTCCTCTTCCGTTAAAGTACTATCATACATTAATTTCATATTAGCTTCAGCTAATAATCTTTCGTTTTCATCAGCAAATGTTGAGATAAAATCATTTCTATAAACCTCAAAAAACTCAGCAAATGTAGTCACTTTTTCCCCCATAAACTCATAATAGCCTTCGGACTCTATAGCGTTTTCTATATCTGATATTTGATCTGTTGCTAAACCATTTAAATATTTACTTCTTTCTATGTAAACTAAATTATTGAAAGTTTCTGTAACTAACTCTTCCATACGTTCTTTAGATAGCTTGGGAAACCTCATTCTATTTTCATTATTTTCTGAATCATCCCACCAAAAAGAATAACCAAATTCATCACGTAGTTTTTTTACAAACTCATCACTAGTTGCAATTCCTCTTAAAAACTCATCTCCAGTAATAATTTTCATATTTTCTGGACTAAAAATTCCACCTCCATATATATCTTGTTCTCCAATAGAACCCCAAGGTTGATTTGATTCACTTGGTGGTAAAATTCCTCCTCTTTCAGAAATAATAGCTGGATTTGATAAGAAGTTTATAAATTCTTTTTCTTGTTCAAGTATTTCGGGATCTTTAGTTGGATTTCTTTTAATAAAATCAAAAATCTTTTGATAAGGATTTTTATTAATACCTTTATCAAGATAATAATCATGAAGTCTTGTTAATTTATCTAAATCAAATTTTCCTTCTACATTACCTGGTGTTGTTATAATTATTTCGTTTCCAAGTTTACCAGATTCTTTAACTTCAAAACCTTTTTCACTTAATAATGTAGTTAGTTCTTGTGTAGCTGTTTCTTCTTGTGTATAATAAAAATCATCTCCAGACGCGCCTCTTGACGCTGCTGTTTGTGTTACTAATTTTGGTTCAAAAATCCTCGTTAATTCACTTTCAATTTCCTGCCAATCTTCAGATTCATTTGTTGATTGAGTCGCTTCATCTATATATTTCGTCATATTATTAAAAACGTCTCTATTATCATGTCTTCGCCAATCTAAATTAAATTGGGTTCCACTTCCTTTGTCTGTAACAAATTCTTCGCCAACCCATTCCATTTCACCATTTTCTCCTACCACCCATTCACCTATAAATACTTCAAACGTATCTCTTCCAGGTTGAGCTTGAGAAAATCTAACAGATTTTCCATTAAACTTTTTATCTTTATAATATTCATTTAAATAAGGAACAACATTCTCTTCCGCTCTAAATACAGAAGAGGCAGCATCAAGAAAACCATCTATATCAGCATGCTCATCACTTCCTAAAGCAACGTCTTTAAAATGATGTCCATATTGAGCGAAATACTCATCTAAAGTCATACCTTCACTTTGTGCCCATTCTAAAAGTTGACTTTCAGTATATGTTTGTCCGTTTGAATGTTTATATTTCTTCATTTACTATAGGATTATAAGAATGGAAAAGTTCTTCTCGTGTGCATTGGGGCTCCCTCAGGTGATGACCGTAAATTACTTAGAGTTCTTGTCTTCTTTATTCCATAAGCATCGAGGTATTCAAAATTATAACCAGTTCCAGTGTACGTGAAAGTTATGCCACTCATGTCAAAAGTATCTCCGGCTACCATTGTTCCATCATCAATACTTGTTCCAACATTATATAATTTATGGAAATGATCACTTGATATTTTTTCAGCATTAGTTCTTGAAGATGTTGCTGGATTATCAGCATCCCATTGTTTTTTGTTTCTATTATAACCTTCTACAGCTTGATCGTGAAATAAATTAACAATTTTTCCTCTATCATATGATTTATTTAATATACTTTCTTTTGTAATTTCATTCGCACCAAGTAATTGTAACTTTACATCTGTAGCGTCTATAGTACCACTATTATCCATGTCAGTAAAAGCCATGTCATTATCAAACATCCACTTTAAAGTTAAACCATCTCCTATACTAAGATCTTGAGGCACATCTATTCCAAATTTAGCCTTATACGCGTCTCTTTGGTCTTGACTTAATGTAAATATTTTATCTCCAAAAACATAATCTGCCAAAGCCGTGGGTGTGAAATCATTTATATCTTTTGTTAATCCAGTTTTTGAAATAGTCATATCATAAGAAGTAAGAACTTCTCCATCAGCACCAGAACTTAAAAATTTCATGACATAGTTATTACCAGTATCTGCAAGATAAGGATTATTTGGAAAAGCAAAGTTATCAATCATATCATCTAGTTTAATTGTTTTTGGTTTTGTTAAGGGTTGTCCATCTTCTTTATATACACCTAATCTATTAAAGTCTTTTACTGGATCATATCCTGGTAAATCTGATGCTAATGAATATGCGCTTCTAGCAGCTAAAGTAGTAGTAATAGCATCAAACATGCCTGGATGAGCATCAGCACCAAAAACTTTTAATTCTTCTTGACTTAACACTCCATCACCATCTGTATCACCAGCTTTTACCAACCAATCTTGTACGGTTTCTACTACATCTGGTGTGTTTGGATCATCCCAATCTGTAATTAATTCATAATTCACAACTAAATTACCTAATTCATCAGGTTCTATAGCTTGATCTAATAATCCAGCCGCAGCTAAAGAAGTATTGAACACTTGTAATGGTGTTGCTCCACCACTTATTCCAACCATTTTTTCTTTATCAGTGCCAGGGTTTAAAACAAAATTACCCGCTGCTATTTGGGTTTGTGCTTGTATAAAATCACCGTAATTTGTATATTGTTTTGATAGATTTTTTATAGCAAATTCAGCTTCATATTTATCTTTTTCAGCTTTCTTATAAGTTTCACTATTTGGACGTAACATCCATTTAGCGCTATTTAATATTGTGTTTGCTTCTGTAAGTTTTGTTTTATACCCAACAACTTTATCACTTACCATATCTAAATGTTTTGTTCCTTCGTCTAATTCCATAAAGAGTTTATTTTCAGAAAGTCTAGCTGATTTTTGTAAATCAATAGATTTCATATAAAAACTTAAAGCATAATTACCTATAGTTTTTAAAAACGATGGTATTTGACCACTTTTATCTTGCTTAGTAGAACCTTTTGCACTTGCTCCAGCGGCACCAGCTTGATACATAGCAGCTACATCTAGTATATTTGTATTTGATCTTTTACTTGCCATTATTTAAATTTTAATTATTTGTCTACCAAAAATGAAAGAACTTTTGCATCCATCCTCTACCTTGTTGAGCCTGAAGATCTTCTCTTGCAAGTTCTCCTGAAGTTAATGATAATAAAGCCTGGTTTAAATTTAGAGTTCTAGCTAAAGCATCTTCTTCACCTTTTCTCATTTGCATCTCTGTTTGGAACTTTCCTTGTCTTTTCATTAAATCTGTTTGTTGCGCACTTTGAGCTTTCTTTAATTGTAAATCAGCAGCTTGTTGTACTCTTAGTCTTTCGTTTGCAGATTCTTGCGCTCCTATAGATGCTGATATATCACCCGAAGCTTGTGATAATTGATTGGCTATAACTTGAGCGCTTGAAACACCTGTTTGTTTAGAAGCTTCAAGAGCTTGACTCAATCCACTTTGTAATGTTCTTTTTTGTTGCTCAAAAGCTCTTTGATCAACTGTTAAATCTTCTGCTACATTTTCTAAACTAGCCATTGGATCTGTCAATCCAGCATATGGATTTACTAAATCAGCATAAATATTTTTACCAACTTCATCTTTCATTCCTATTAAATCTTGTTTTTGACTAGCAAATTCTGCTTCTAGTCTAGTATTTGGATCATAATCAAACAACCCAAACGACAACCTCTCTGACATGTTCCCTATAAAATCTTGGAATCCAGTTGATTGTTTTGTTGGGTCTTGAGACCATGTCCATGTAAACGGACTAGGTTTGTATTTTAATGGTATTATTTTTCTTGCCATAATATTGTATTTATTGTATTTTTATAGTTACACTTTTTGCTGTTTATTTACTACTTTCACTAATTTCGGTAGATACGGCGAATAATTTAGCTTTTTCAGAAGAGTTATTTCGTATATCAACCTCTGCATAATAACCAAGTATTGAAGACACGTTTGTAGCATTATCTTTTAAAAACATTATAAATTGATCTTGATCAGGTATATGAGCAGAGCAAGTGTCTGGTACTTGTGTACAATCAAATTGACATACAATAGAATTGTTTTCGTTAAATATATGTGTTATTCTACCTATTTCTTGTAAATTATTAGAATTAATAGAAAATAATGTTCCTTGTCCACTTTGTGCTGAGTTAACAGTGTTAACATAATAAGCATAATCACCTACTTGAACAGAGACGTTTATAGGGTTGTTAAAAAATAATTGAGTATGAGCTATTGCCATAATTTATGATAATGTAGAGGTTAATAAACTATCTAAATCTAAAGTAAATGTCATACTAGATTTAGGCATTTTTGTTACATCAACAGTGGCTTGTATAACAGCCTCTTGAGAACTACCGACAAAGGTTATTATTTCATTGTCTTCTAATTGTTGATTACTTGTTATAGTTATAGCATTGGATCCATATGTAACACCTGTGACAAATTGAGTTCCAGCTGTTGCTTCCATATTTATACTTCTTACTTCTACCGCACCACCAGCGTTAATTCCAAGAGCATCATCTAAAATGATATCATTTGTTGCTGTTTGAGTACCATCCCACGTCGGTTGATTTACCGTGGCGGTAAAAGGTGTTAATTCAACAGATAAATCAGAGAAAGTTAATTTAGTATCAAGAGAGTTAACTGCATTAGAAACATCTCCTTTAAACGTTATATTTTTACCATCTCCCCATGTTTGCGCTACAGACAACGTTACGCTTTTAGCTAATCTACTTACATTAGTAATAACTGGTGATCCAGATACTGATCCAGATTGAATTGCTGATACTGCCATTCCGTTAATTAAATTTTCTACACTATCTAAATATAATACAGTTCCAGAAGAACCAGTACCATTGGAAGTTTGAGTTATTTCAAATTTAAAATCTGTTCCTACTGGTTGTCTAGTTAATTTTAAAGCGCCACCACTTATTCCATCTACAGCTTTTACGGTCCAACTTATTTTTTTATTGTAAGTCAATGTAGAAGAAGGAGGTTTAGTTAATGTTATACTACTAGGCATTGTTTGAAAATCTCCTGTAGTTGCTGTATCGACAGCAAATGTCAAAGTAACATCGTTTTTTTGTAATATTTTTGTTCTATAATATATTGAATTTGAAGGAGAAAGATCTTCAGATAATTTAACATCATAATGGGGATTTGCTATTAACTGAAAGTCATACTGATCATCATCTGTAATAGCAGGAAAATCTATTTTTCTAGTATAATTTCCACTATCATCTAATTCATCTATTAATTTTAGTTCTGTTGTACCAAATGTATCTGTTTTAAAATTATAATATTTAGGATCTTCATTTGATATATATAATATAAATTTGGCGCCAGCATCACCTTTGATAGTAAGATGTCTAGTAGTAGCGCCTTTACTCATATTAGAACTATCTATAACAAAACTTCTTATTTCTTTCATTTTTAATTATTTACTATTTATTCTGCTATTACACCACAATTCCCATTATCTATATTAGCGGCGGCATCATATCCCTCAAAATCAGCATTTGTACATCCAAAATGTAACGTATCAGTTATTAACTCAGGTTCATTTGCTACAACATCTATTCCTTGAAAAGAAAACTCACTACCATCTATAATGTCATATCTTTCGTCTATTGCTAGTGGCGTTAGATTATCTAATACAATCTCCCCCATTATATGATTAAACCATTTACCTTCTTTTTCAACGAAATCAGGTACACTACCTTCTTGAAGGTCTGTTTTTATATTATGAACATACCAACCGTTTTGAGAGTTTAAATTCGTATATTCACTGTCATAATCTCTTGGAATAACTTTTGATTGCGTTCCTTCATAATTTAATGTTTTGAAACTTTTCACAACAGATGGCGCTTCGTTAAAAACAAATTTTATAGAAGAATCTACTGATGGAAGATTATAAAAACTATTTATAGCTCCAATGTGGTGTTTGTATAATAAACCTTTATCAAAAGTAAAATAATCATTGTTCATACTTACCCCATTTTCTGGAACAAAAGTTTTAAAACTACTCCATCCTCTACTACTTTCATTAAAACAAACTGTTTGTCCAACTGAAATAGGTGTTAAATTATAATGTGATTTATGCGTATCATAACTACCAAGTATTCTATCGTTGTTTAAAAGATTATCTCTAAACCAATCTTTCATACCGTTTTCTGATATAGGCGTTAAACCATCTCTTGATAATCTTAAAACAGCACCTCTTTTTCTATCAGCAAAATAAGATCTAAAGTTTTCTTTTGCAAAAGACTCAGGATTGTCACTTATACCCCAATCACCAATAAAAGGAACTGCTTGACCTAAAACATTATTTGTTGCTATTAATTGCGCATTTTCATCAGCATTATATAAAGCATCTTTATTAGCTAATATTTTTATAATTTTATCTTCACATAAAGCGACTAAATCAGAATCTCTAGTGTGTAATTTTTGAATACTACCATAAGAAGGATTTAATTCCTTTGTTATATTTTCAGCTTCTATAAATTGATTCAAATCGTTTAAACTTGTTTTAGCATTGTATAAACCAGAAAATATTAATCCACTTTTTAAAGTTTCTTCTTCATATTGCCAACCAACAGTGGTAGACGCTTGAACCCCATTGTCTATTATAACTTGATTAAAATCATCTCTTATAGTGTTAGATTCAGCACCATTTCCAAAAGAAAAGCAATTAAACCAATCTAACGTTCTTCCCCATTTATGGGTATTGGTTTCAACATCAAGATGAACAAAACCCCCGAAAGGTGGGTTAGCAGTTTGACTTGCGGTTAATTGAATATAGTTAGCACTGTTTTTATCTAATATTTTTATATATGATCCATTTGCAAAACTCCAACTACCTGTAGCATTAACATTTTTAATATGTATTCTACCTGGAACAAGAGCATCAAAACCAATGATTTCTGGTAATTCACCTGGAGGTGGATCAAAATTCACGCCAATATAATTAGAATCAGATATTACTTTTGATCCTATAGAAAATATATTAGCAATATTATCAAGATCTAAATACATTGGATATAATTGACTTGCTTCGTAAAATATATCTATATCGGCATTTTCTTTTGGTTCTGTTTCCCATATTGCTGGTTTATCACTAGTTCTATCAGTAATACTTGATATATTTCTTTCTACAAATTGTATACTTGTGTCTGTACTGTTTGTTGTAACGCCATTTGTTGGATCATGACCGCTACTACCAATAGGTTTATCTAGGAATAGTCTAAATGTTATTCTTCTATTATTTGCCGTTACTACATGATCTTGTATATTAGCTATTAAATTAGGAGTTGTTCCTCCGGTTGGATCATTTGCCGCGTTTATACCTCCATCATAACCGAAAGCATAATCATTAGACCCAGTAATATCTGAATAATCTGAAGTTCCATCTAACCAAAGATCTTCATCTAAATAATTCCATCTATTATAAGTTTCTATACCTATTATAGTGTATACTGTTTGTGCCCCATCTCCACTAAAACGAAATTGTTTACCAACTTTAAAATAATTTTTTACAAGATCAGTTTCTGAGTTGTGAGGAATAGAATTCCAAGTGTGGGTAGAATTTGCTGCTGTAGAACCAAATTGAGAACCTTCGTTGAAAGCAAAACGTTTGTTTAAAGAATTAAGACTATTAGTATAATTAGTTTGAGTATGAGGCCAGTATCCAGGAATATTTATATTATCAGCTGTAATACCACAAAAAGATATATCTATAGCTGGGCCACCTGGGTTGGCGTCGTTTACACCTTCTCCAGCACCTGGTATTTTATCTGATAAATTCCATGGGGCAAAACTAACTCCACCTGCAGGCGCCCATTGAGCACCGTGTTGTGATGATGCATATTTTAATTTATCAATAAACCACTTTGGTTGATTAGTTGCGCCTGAGGCTGCTGTTGCGGTTGTAAGACTTGTTCCATCTCCAAAAGCATCCGCCCATTCTGCCCATACAGTTTGAAAATGTCCATCATCAGCGGGTTCAACTGGTTGGGAATAATCTATATCACCATATGCTTGTTCTTTATATAATGTTAAATTTGCGTTACCATCATCATATGTCGGTCCTGTTATATCGTTTTGATCAAAATAATACAACGGTTGAGATTTTACAACCGTATGTGACTCTTGTTGTATAATTTTACTTGATATTGTCGCATCATTTATTATTTTAACGAAAAATCTACCATCAAATTCAGGAAGATTCTCATGGGTTTCATCTGCTATTTCAACACATATACGGCTGGCTATAGCTCCATTACTTGTTATTGTTCCAGTTGGATTAACAAATAAACAATCATTTTCTAATTCTCTATCTAACTGAATTAAGTGTTGTCTTCCAGAATGATTTAAAGTAACTTTAGTTATTTTATACCAACCAGATGTATTTTGTGGATCGTTTTTATAGAAAAAATTACCACTACCTCTATGCATTACGTTTTGTGCGGTATCAGCAAATCTATGAAAACGTATTCTTATATTATGATCGTCTTGCCAAGGTTCCGAGTCTCCAACTTTACTCCAACTAGTATCATTGATAACATTTGCGTTTATATGAAACTCATTTTTACCAACTGTGGGATTTCCATCATTATAGAAAAACATTTTATTATAAGTACCTCCACTATGATATATGTCGGTTGGTGGTAAAGGTGGTGTAGTTGCTGTAGTTATACCCCAATCATTTACTGGATCATTAGGTTTTATACCATATTGTTTTCTTATTTTTCTAACAAAATCAGGGGCTTCATTTTTTATAGATATAATTTTATATTTATATTCATCATCTATAATATCTCCCCCATGACCTCTTTTTAAATATAAAAATGTTTCTTCATCAACTTTATTTCTATCATGTGAATTAAAGGATAGCCAAATATCTCCATCTTCAGCATCATACCATCTATCCATTATTAAATTATGATATCCAGTAGAAGTTTCTTTTACATAAAACTTATAAGAATTAGCATTTGTAGGTTGAAGATGATTTATTTTTGAATATAAAATGTTAGATTTTTCAGAAAATAATTTCGGTATAGTGACAGTTGATGTTTTGTTTGCAAATACTGGTGTTTCTCTACCATATTTATCCATATATGATATACCAATTTGGTATTCCCTCATTGTTTTTACAGATTTACTTTGCCACTCTCCAACGTTAAAAGAATTAAAGGCTGTAGTTAAATTTGTTACAAATTTAGTAATATTATTTGGTTTTAAATCAAAGTTCCTAGTATAATTAGCGTAAACAAGTCTATTACCAATGACTTCTTGTGCTAAAGCTCTTCTAGGAACAGCATCCCAATTTCTTAATAATTGATTAGGAGCTACTGAAGCAAATATAGTATCTGACTGTACTTTATAAGCGCCTTTTGCTAATTGAGAATAATTTGATAAACTATAACCAGATGGTAAACCTTGTTCGTCTATACTTTGTGATCCTTCAGATAACCAAGGATTTTTTAAACCACCAAATGGAATAGGATCATCCTTCTTTAAACTATCTACTATATATACATTGGGAGAATCTGATTCTTTATATAACAAGTCTACTTGAATAACATCATCTGGCATATCCATCGTTACAAAATCAAATAAAGTTAGTTCCCTTAGTTGATTTACCATTCCTAAATTAAAACCTTCTTTAGTTTGATATTGAAAATCACCAGATAAAAACGCAACATTACTCCACGGTGCAAAAGAAGAATATTCGCTATCTTCAAATTTCCATCTATAAGAAAATCTAGGAAACTTCAATTCAAATAAACCTTCTCTTTTAATTTCTTTTTGGAAGGTCCAAACCATACCATTACTAGCTGATAATGGATAATTTTCTGTTTTTAAATGAAGAATTTCAAATCTAATAATTGTTGGTCCACCTCCCCACGTGTTATTATCTATTAAAATTACTTTAGCACGTATATCATAATCTATAATAGGAAAATCAGCACCAGTAGCAATAGAATCTGATTGGTATTTTATAACTATATTATCACCTTCTTCTAAATCAAATCTATTTGTGCCATTAAAAGAAGCAGAATCTAAAGAAGCAACGTTATTAGATAAAGTCCAATTAATCTGATCACCTGCACGGGGACGTCTTCCGGTGTTACTCACACTATACTTTCCATTCCAAGTGCATTCTCCTCTAATTCCAGAATTAATAATTTCGTCACCTTTCATACCTAAAACAATTGGCGTTAAAGGTCTTTTTCTTATAACTGTTATATGCTCTTCTCTTATTGGTCCTTTATTTTCATTATTAGATATAAGATTAGTGTGTATTGCTTGTGAAGGAGTACCATATTGAAAAGTACCTTCTTTAGATCTAGTTATATTTATCTTTTTAGGCTCATTCTCATTATCAGTCCAAAACAACATATCATCAATTATATTGATACCTGTTATTAAGGTTCTAGTATTCCATCCTGTAACATGCCCTTTAAACTCTACAACATTATAATCCCCTGTTAATCCTACATTATGACCAATATCCATAATTATTACTGTTCCATTTGGAGCTAAAAGGTGGCCCACTTCTATTCCAATTACTTGTCCAGCAGGATAGGAAACTTGACTTGAAGTATTATGAAATACAACTTGCATACCAATATTTATGTCTATAGGATAATTACAAATAATAAGTCGTTTGTTGGCGATTGTAGTTACAACGCTTTGATAATTTTGAAAATCTTCTTGAGCAATTGCTATTTGATGTATATCTACCAGTACAGGATCTATAGGGGTACCACTATTAGTATTGTTTACGTTATACTGAAAAATAGCGTTAAATGTTTTAAAGGGAGCGTCAGGATTAATAGACGCTCTATTCTGCATTACAGATATTTTATCTGTTGCGGTTAACCAATATAAATTATCATTACTTTCGTCTGAAATAGTACCCACGCATACAGAATTAGTAGGTACATGTTCATTACCAGACATACCTAAATTACCATATATATTTTGAACAGTTCCAACATCAGAGTCTTCAGATGTTGTAACTTCAACATTCACCGCGTGAATATAATGTCCATTTGGAACTAATCTCTCATCGAGATCTTTGTTCATTTTACCTTCAGTAAAGGCATTTTTAATCTCTGGCATGTTTTAGTGTTTAATCCATTTAGATTTACCTCTTAATATCTGTGTAATCTCTTCTAATTTTATATTTGATAATCTAATTTTAGCTTTTCTAGTTGCTGCTATTTTTTCTCTTCTATATCTAGCTACAACAAACTCTTGAATATTAGATCTTGTGGATAATATAGAATACATTATCCATTTATACATTGCGTCTTCAGCAAACTTATGAACTTTCATTTCTTCGTCTGTTCCTAAACTATCACTTATATATTTTAGTGTAACTGTTTTACCTGATATATTAGAACCAAAATAAATTAATCCCTTATCACAATCTATATAATAAGATCCATTTATTTGTGCATATTGAGGATTCATTCCGTATCTTTCTCCATCTATTAAATCATAAGTTCCATCGTCATATCTATTTATACGATCGTTTGGCGTGTGTGAACTATAACTTCCCCAAGTATCAGATAATTCAGTCCCATCTTGATCAATTAATTGTGTTGACAAATCTAAATCTGTTGAGGCTTGCTCTATTATTGAAACATTATCTATAGTACCTGTAAAATCATCATTCGTATTGGATGATTGAAAATAAAATAAATTTGTATTAGTATTATTATTTATAAAACCACTTGTATCAGAATGTAATCTTAATGTTTGTTCATACACCCCGTTATTTGAAGCCGGATCAAACGACACACTATTACCACTTGAATCAGATATAACAGGTGTTAATGATCCAGCAGAATAATTACTTATAGTATATCTAATAGTATAATTTTTTCCAAGTGTAAATGCTGTTATAGTTTGAGTTAGTAAATTAGTGTCTGAAACCTCAAAACCAACTATTTTATTAGAACTATATGTCCAGCCAGTTACATTTGCTCCACTTCCGGTCCCTGATAACGTCCAATCATCTGAGTTACCAGCAAATGTTCCATTAGTTATTAAATTAGTAAAGTAACTACCATTTGTATTTTGTTTTATTGGGAATGGGTTAGAAGTTTTCGACGCTGGATATATTATGTGTTCTACACCAGCTGTATCTTTCCACGTTAATTTAACATAGTTAACATAATCGTGTGGAAGTTTCATAACACCTGAATCAGGTATTTCTATTTCTTGGGATTTACAAGATTTAAATGTATCGAAACTCAACTCACTTAACGCTCTTTGTGCGTGGAAAGCTACTTCAGTTCTTCTTACTTTACTTATTAATTTATCTTCTCCAACATAAGCAATCATAAATTGATTGATGATATCATTTAAAGATGTAAACTGATAAGTTCCAAAATTATTACCCTCGTAATAACTTTGTTGAGTTGTATCGTCTAATAATCCCATTTATTTATTGTTTTTCTTGTTGAGTATTTTTCATGTCTTCTTGTGAGGCAGCTTGATAAAGTAATTGTTCTTCCATTGTTATACCTGCTAAAGCTAGTATTTTCATAACTAAATCTGTTTCTTCAGAATCATGTAGTTCAAAATTAGTAGAACGACTAGCGTTATATAATGCTTTACCATTTTGAACAACATATCCCCACGCTACATTACTAGGTCTTCTAATAAAATTTATATTTACACCCTCTGTAATACTTGAAGGACGAACAAATATAGATATATCTTTCATATAATATATAGGTCTATCTAAAGTTGGTTTTGTTAAAGGAGATCTATTTATGCTATTAAATTCTTTATGTTCTATTTTTTCCATTTCCACCCCTCTAAAATCTAAACTACCAATTCTATATATATTCGCTACAGTACTCGTGTTAAAACCCCCATTAAATGAACTATAAGTATTATCTAAATTTGCTGATGTTTCAAATATATTTATTTTTTCTTCTAAAATATTTACCATATCAGAGTACTCTGTATCATTACCTGGTATTCTTAAAAACTGATTTAAATCATAAAAATACTGTTCAAAAATATCCATTTGAGCTTGATTAGCAAATAAATTAAATTCTTGAGGAGTTATATAACCTCTTTGTTCTTTATTAGCTATAGCTAAAACTCTTTGATATACTGTATCTACGCTTACTGCCATTTTTTATTATTTTTTATAAGGAAACGCTTTATTTAACGCTTCTTTTCTTTTTCCACATCCACAATCTTTTACTCCAGTTAATTTTGTCCCTAATTTAACTGCTGATTTAATCCCTGTTGTTTTTAAAAATTTTTCTACTGTATCTCCTAGTCCTTTTGATTTCATTATATTTATTTTATATAGTATAACAATCGCCCCGTAGGGCGATTGCTTACTACAGTTTGATTAATTATTTAATCTCTTTTTTATATTCGCATGTATTTCCATTCCTTCATCAGTTTTAAACCAAGCGGCTAAAGCTGAATATGGATGTTCATCAAATGGAATTGTCATTAACTTTCTATTATTAGAGCTCCATAAAAAGTTTCTTTGATCTGAAGATATTTTTATTATCCCTAATTCAACTGCTTTTATACCAAAGTTTCTAAGTTGAACATTATCATCTTGTATTAATTGTAAGAATAATTCAGGATTTCTTCTTGCAAATATCAATAAATCACGTTTAAGTTCACTAGAACTCATCTTAGATACCTTAGAACCAATTTCTGTACGCATAATAGCTTCAGCTTGCTCAATATCAATATTTCTAGCGGCTATTATTGCATCTGCTTCTCTTTCTAATACGTCAATTTGTTCTTCAGCTACTGCAGCTGGCTTAAACTCATAATAAACTTTATCTTTATGAGGATGATATAAAGAAAGTAGTTTTTGTAAAACAGTTTCTTGTTTAGGTACAAATAAAGCGCCACTTCTAAAAATAATGTGTGACAACCTTTGTTCTCCCTTCATTTCATCTACAAAACAAGTTTGTTGATTTTGACAATACTTTAGTTCTCTTTGATATCCTTTCTCTTTATCGAACCAAAATATATTTGATCCTCTAATAAGTTTAGATAAAGGTTTTTGATTACCTTTTAAATAATAAACTCTATCTTTTATTTCCCAACCATCTTCTGGATGAGTTTCTTTTTTAGGCTCTGGAATATCCATTACCGGTGGAGTTTCTACCACCATTTCTTCTTTAATTTGAGGCTCTTCAACCTCTACTTTTGTTTTTTTTGCCATAATATAATATATAATAAAATTAATAAAATAAAAGGGCCGAGGCCTAAGCCTCGACTCTTTTAATATATGAATGATTAGTTCATTAACATAAAGTTGTTAGCACCTTGAGTGATTAAACATCTCTCAGATAACATGTGCACTTGCATCGCATCTAACGCAGACGTAGTAGCACCAACAGAACCAGTAACCCAAGATTTCATTCTTCGATTATCAGTTTGTGAAGCTCTATATCTAACGTGTAAGAAAGGACGTCTTATATTAGAACCAACTGTTTGATCATAAACTGAAGATACACCAGCTGGAATAATAACCCCTCTAATTGCGTTAGCAGCGTTAGCAGAATTAATACCACCTCTTGTAGCCTTATCATTTAAGTATCTCATGTCTGATTTATAGAAATCATAAGAACCTCTACGGAATCCTGAGAAACCTAAATTAAGTGCCATATCTTCTGAATTAGAGAATACTCCGTAAGAAGTACCACCAGCTCCATAAGAATTCATAGAAGCTAACATATCATCCACTGCTAGAGACGTAGCTCTATTTACGAACATCATGTTTTCTTCAATAGCACCTTGATTATCAAATTCAGCTAAAATAGCATCGAACTCAGATAAATCTTGAGGTCCAGAAACACCAGTAACACCAGAAGTTGCATTACCTCTAGTTGAGATAGCGTCAAATAAACCTTGAGTACCTGTAGCTGTATTTGCAGTTAAATCAAAAGCGTCGTCAGTTAAGTCAGCAGCGTCTACAACTGGATGACCAGTGGCACCAGCATTAGAACCACCTCCCATTTTTGCTTCTAACATCGCCATTTCTAAATAATCAGTGAAACGAGCTCTTGTATCAGCCTCAGCTTTTAAATACCAAAGGTATCCAGCTGTTCCGTCTTCAGCGGAAATTTCAACCCAACCAACTCTAGAAGCGTCAGAACCTGATACTTCGTAGTAATCTTTTAAGATAATTGGTTTATTCATGAAAGATTTAAATCGTGGTTGGTTAGCACCTCTTTGCTCAGTTGCAGTTCCATCATTACCAACGTTAGCTGAAGTATTGTAACTTCTACCTTTTTGGAATTCAGAACCATAAACTAATACAGTACAAGATTGAGCAGTATCAGCTGTACCATCATCAAATCCAGCAGCGTCTAAACTAGCTACGCCGTAAGGAGCAACATCGATATCGTTGTCAGTATCAGCTTTTACTACTAAACACTTAACAACTGCTTCAGAACCAGCAAAAATGATAGTATCATTTACTCTAATACCGTGATTTGCAGCTATTGAAGATGAATCAATTGCGTTACCATCAATATCATGAGTAATCTCTATTTGACCACCAGATACTAAACCACCAGCACCTTGACCGTTTTTCATGTTAGCTTGAAATGATAGATGTAATCTACCTTGTTCAGACCATACTACTTGATCAGCAGTCATAGCCTCTTCAGCTCCTACTTGTGAAAGAAAACCAGATATAGTCCTAGGACCAAATACCTCTGCTTCTTTCTCCATAAGATCTGGTACAAATTGTTGCGCCCACCCTTCGTCCGCGGTAGTCGCTAAATCTAAATAGTTTGTTGAAAGTGCTTGTTTAATCGCCGACGGCGTACTATTCAACACACTTCCTGCAGTAATTGCCATAATTTTGTAATTTTAAATTGTTATTTTTGTTTAATTTTAAATTTGAAATCACTAGAATTATCACCTAATACTCTTACTTTTATTCCTCCAGCTTCAACTTCTCCAGAATGTTGTTGTCTTGGATCCATATTAACATTTTTGGATTTAGCAACACTTTCTTTTAAAGCATCAGCTTTACCTTGTTCGTAAAAGTGATTAGCGATAGCATCAGAATTCATAGCTGTAAATATAGATTTGTGATAACCTTTAGCATCAGACATTTCATTTTTTTTGTTCAAAAACTTTTTGACAAAATTACCGATATCACTCTGTGTGCTTTTAATATTATCAACATCTTTTACGTTAAATCTATATTTTTTTTCTCCAACATTATATTCAAAACCTTTGAATTTGTCGTTAAAGACCTCATTTGTTTTTTGAGTAAAAATAGATTGAGCTTGCTTTGATGCTTTGGTTTTTTCTTGTGAATCCTTGTTGTATCTATTAAAGAAATTTATAGCTTTTTGTTGTTCAGATGTAAGCTTTGAACCAGCTTTAATTTCTTCATAATATTTGGACTTTGCACTGTCCAAGTGTTGCTTTGCTTGAGCAACTTGCTCCTTCAAAGCTAATTTCTTTCTTTTTATATCTCTTTCTTCATCTTCTTCTTCATCATAAGAAAATTGATCTTCCATTAAAAAATCAATTTCTTCTAAATCAAGATGAGGTTTTGTTTGTTTATAATATTCTTTAAGTAATGATTTGTCATCTAAATCAGAATAATCTTGGTTTAATTTTACGTAATCGTTTATATCACCACCAGTTTCTTCCATAAACTTCATTAACTTCTGAATATTCTCAGGAATATTTTCATTAGTTTCAGTAGATTCGTTGATAGGTTCTTCAAGAACTTCTTCAACTTCTTCTTCTTTATCTTCTTCTTTATTTTCTTCTTCTTTAATTTCTTCTAAAACTATTTCTTCTTTTTCTTCTTCTTGCTGTTTTTCTTCACTCACCTCTTTATTAGATTCAGTTTGTTCTTGAACATCTACTTTTTCTGTCTCTAATTCTTGAACAGTATCTTCTTCTGTTTTTGGTGGGTTACTTAAATCAACCTTGGTAATTGTTTCTTTTTCAACCATAGGTTTCATTTTCATTTTTTGTTTTACCTTAGTGACATCACCTTTTGTTTCTTCATTTTTTGGTTCGTTCACTTTTGTTTCTTGAGTAGTTTCTTCAACTACTTTTTCTTTTTTCTTTCTTGCCATAATAAAATATTATATAATTAATAAAAATTTGTTATCTAGGACCCATTCGTCCTAAACCAAAACCACCCTCTATTATATCATTACCTGATGATTCAAAGTTTTTAGCTGGTTGTTGATTATTTCTTTGGTCAATCATTTCAGATTGTTGAGTCGCTTGTATTCTAGTTCTTTCGTCTTTTCTATCCTCTTTATTTTCTTCTCTTTGTTTATCTCTATCAACCTCCATTTGTTTTAATTGCATACTATATTGAAACTCTAAAGCCATAAGTTGCTTTTTAATTTCTGCTTCTTGTATCATTTTTTGCGCATCCATTTGACCTTTCATGTTTTCTAACATTGCTTCAGCTTGAGTTTTAGCTTGTTCTTTTTGTACTTCTAATTGTGCAGACGCTTGTTGTGTTTGCATATTAGCTTGTGCTTGAACTTGTATATTTCTCTCAGCTATTTGTTGATCTTTAACTTGTTTCTTTTGTCTACGTAACTTTAATAATTGATTAGCTAGTTTAATATTTTTTATATCTCTAATATCAATAGCATCTTCTAATTCTATACTTTGTTGCGCTAAAGCTTGTTGAATATTGTTTTCTAATAACATTTTTTCTTCTTCATCTGGAGATAATTCTATAAATATACCAAAATCATGAAGATAAAGATTTTTTACATCTTCTAAACTACCAACATTATGTGCCCCTATATTATTTATAAACTCTTCTTTAAGAGGTGAATATTCTAATAAATCAGATATTCTAAGAGAAACACATTCTGCAATTGTTGATGTTAAAAATAATCCAGCTTGTAAAACATGTCTAGTAGCTGTGTTACTGTTTGCGGCTGCTAATTTTTGTACACCAACTAAAGCGTTTTTATCTGGCATACTACCATCTCTAGCTTCATTCAATCCGGTTACATCACGTATCATTTGTAAATAATAGTTGTAATTAGCTATTAAGGCTTGTATTTTATTTCCACCTGCTCCACTTGTTATTTCTTGAATAGGAACTTTACCAGGATTCATATCGCCTTCTTGTGTAAATGATCTACCAATTACAGATCCTGTTTGAAAGAACATGTTTAATGCCTCTTGTGGGTTATAATTAGTTCCATTACCTAAATCAATTTCAGCAAGTCCATCTGCGTCAAGATACACACCATCTGGTACCATACGCGACATCACTTGCTGTAATTTTAAATGTGTTAATTGAATCATATCTGCAAAACCTGTAATACGCTTTACTAATGATTCTATTCTTCCTTTGTACATTCTAGGCGCAACTATAGAATAGTTCATTCTAACTTTAGATTGATCACTTTTGTCCCGCATCATATTTTTTGACATCTCCCATTTTAGTAATTTTTCACTACCTAAAATTAAAGCGCCATCATATAAAACTTCTACTTGTCTAGATAATCTAGTATATGAACCTGCTTTTTCTTCTGGTGGATCAAAAGTATCATCTTTTTCAATAGCTTTTTCAGCACCTGTAGAAACCTCTTTAACTTTATAAACTTCGTTCATATAAGTTTTATAGTTAAAATATAAAACTTGAACTTTATTTACATCTACTTCTTTTTTTCTAGTTGTACCGTGATTTATATTGTATGTATGAGGTGATTTGTTTTGAGTTATATCTTCTAACTCTTCGTGTGTTAAATGTGGGAATTCTTTTGCTAATTCATTTATAGGTATTTCTTTAACTTCCCCAACATAATAAACATCGTCAAAATAAGGGGATTCGGTATAAGAATAAACCAAATCAGCTGGATCAACATATTCTATTTTTATACCTTCTGAAGTATTAAAATTAGTTTTAACAGCGCCCATACCTAAAACTGTTAAATCATAATAAAATCTTTTTCTTGTTAACTCGTATTTATTTTTTTCAAAAATAACATTTAACGCTTGCTCTTCTGCTAACTCTATACCTTGTTTATACGTTAATTGCATATGCAAAGCTAACTCTTCTTTGTTTTCTGGTAAATCTCCTTTCTTATTTTCATATAAATCTAACCCAAAAGCTTCTGTTACAAAATCATTAAATTCTGTTGTTTCCATATCACGTAACACGGATTCCATATACATAGTTCTTTCTTTACTACTATATGGATCTTGAGCAAAAACATTGATATCGTAAGTTCTTTCTGATATACCGTTTACTACTATATCTACAAATTTTGGGATAATTGGGACTGGTTTCCAGTCTAAGTTGAGATAAGATAAATCTCCATTAATAGAAAGTTCATCTTTATATTTTTGAATAGATTGTTCTCCTCTAGCATACAATCTTAAATTGTGAAAATTATTTTTATTCGCTGTGTATCTTTGATAGTTGTTGTCTACTTCAAACCATTCGCTTTCTATAGCTTTAGCAACTTTTAAACCATAGTCATAACTTAGTTTCTCAAGATCACTTACGACTTGACTAGGAAAGCTTTTATGTACAGACTCTGCCATATTTATTTTATTATTTTAGATATATCGCCTTTATTTTCATATTTAGCGATATTTATATTTAGTTTTGGTTTTTCTAATTTAGCATTTGGCCTATACAAATGTCTATTACAAGCCATTATAGCTAATCCAGAACTTATTGTTGCATCGTATTTAGTTCTTTTTGTTATATCAAACCTAGCCCAATCATTTAATGTTCTATTAAAATATATATTACCATAATTTCCATCTCCTAAATGTCCAACATGTTCTTGTATATACATTTCAATAGCTGCTGCGTGAGCCTGTTTAATATCTTCACTTGAATTTGGTATTCCACCTATTTCTTTTTCAGATATAGAAAGTTTATTCCAAACTTTATCAGGACGGTTCATACTAAAACCTCTATATCCTCTTCTTTTTAAATGGTATAATAATCTAGGTTTATTATTCTCTACTAATATTGGCATACTGTAAAACACTATGGCCATAAGAACGTCTTCAAAAAATATCTCAGCTGTTTGGGGCCTTGCAACATATTCTAAGAAAAAATGATTTGAAGGCGCATCTTCCATGCTAAACTTTGTTAAACCGTGTAAAGCTCCATTTGATCCTCTACCATCTACTGTTCCTGATATATCGTAACTATCACAACCAAAAGCACCTATGTGTTCATTAGCGGGATATTTTATACCATTTCTTTCTATTATTCTACTTTGTAGATTGATAGGCGGCATCCAACTAATTTTAAATCTTCCTTTTGGATTTGGATAAAATACTACTTGTGTATCTTTTATTCCGTTAACCCACTGAAAATTTCCAATATTAGTAGATCTTCCAACTCCATCGTTATAATCTATTTGCTCATATATTTTAACTAAATTAAATATACTATTTAAAGCCTCATCTCTAAAAGCATGTTCTTCAGTTCTTGGGAATTGTCTGTAGAATTCATTTAAAGCATCTTGATCTGATTTTAACCCTTCTACCTCATTATCCCAGTGTTCTATAATCCCATAATCTATTAATTCGCCATCAGGTCCGATTGCATCATAATCTGGGTTATTAAAAACTGGTAATCCGTATTGGTCAATAAATCCTTCATAGTTCCATTCCATTGGGATAAAAAGAGAATATAAACCAGACTTTGTTTGTCCATTACGGTTTCGTTGGGTAACGTCGGAAT